AAGACTCAGAATGGTCTTCATGGTCATCAGTTTACCAGCCTCTAGGGTAGGTGAATCGAACTGTTTGCTAGCCACTGTGGTAGCGACAAATCCACTAGGTCGTAACCGTCGAGCCCGAGAAGCCCCAGGATTTCGTAGCGATCACATTGCTCCTTGCAACCGAACCGGAAGTCGCCACCCTCGTTGGTGTGCCAGAGGGTGTGTTGACCGCAGGACGGACAGACAGCGGTGCCATACTTCCCGTCCCACGTCCAATCCCGAGGCCACAACAACCCAGCACCCGCCAGAGCGAACAGGAACCGGGTGGGCGGGTCTTGCTCCTCCACTGGCGAGGTACTGAGAAGTTGCGGGGGCTTCACTGGCTTAGAATGCGTCGTCGCTCTCGACTGGAACGTGAGCGATGGCGGGCGGCACCTTCACGTGGTTCACGTTGATCGTGTTGTCGGTGCGGTCGTTGTTGTCGCCCCACGACCGGTGACCCACCGAGGCGGCCACCACAATTCCGGCCAGCGTCTCGGCTACGTCCTCGATGCTCTCGGCATTCTCCAGGAAGTCCTCGGGCACCCCGAACGACTTGAGTTGGCGGAAACTGATCGGCGCTGCCTTCTCAGAGAAGGACAGGTTGAGCCACGTCGAAGCGCCAAGCGCATCGTCGTCATCAGCTAGAGGCTCGTCGTCGGGGTCAGCCCCCACGACCTTGATGAGGACGCCCAACCTAGGGACACCCTGCTTGTTAGTGCTCCCGTTGGCCCGGACGATTTCCAGAGTGAAATCGCCGTCAGGGATCAGGTCAGCGAAAGCGCCCGACTCCTTGGCCTTCTTTACGAGGTCACCGAAAGTTGTGCTCGGCATAGTTCCTGCTTTCTGTTGGAGAGGTGTTGGGTGGCGGGGAGGGCTGACAATTAGCTGCCAGCGATTACCTCCCCACCACCCCGGTGCCGGGGCATCAAGCCTCGGCGTTCTTGGAGGGACGGCCAACGGGACGAAGATTGCCACCGTGGCGACGCACCGTGGCACGAACTGTGCCGGTGCTTACCTCGAACTTCTGAGTCAACTCGGAGACAGGGGTGCCTCGCTGATATTTCTTCACGAGGCTCTGCTGTTGCCGGTTGGTGAGTTTCTGTGGGGCTGCCATTCTATTTATTCACCTCCTTGAGTTAGCTCGGGAGTTGAGGGCATCGAGATTGCAAGTTGCTCAGTGGCACTCTCAATCTCGGCGAACGTGATCCCTTGTAATTCCAGGCGGGGGACGTTGAAGTTGTGTCCGGGGGTCGAGAGGGCATCAACCCTCAGTATAGCATCCACCGTTCGTTGCATGTCAAGGATAGGTTGGGCGATGCTGAACGACCCGGCCCACTCGGCGGCGGCGATGGTGCTGTGGGTCACTAGCATCCCGGTGCCCACTAACCCAATCTCGGGGCACGCCACCGTGAGCCGAGAAGTTGGCTTGCACTCTCGATCCTCCAACGGTGCATCCTCACCGCAGATGCATGGCGCACCGCCACTCATCTCCACACCGTTGCAGCGGCGCTGGCAAACACTCCCGCCCCACAACTCCATGTGCTGTGTGAGGTTCTGGCCCGGCAGTATTGTGATCGGTAGACGGTTGGTGGGCAGAAACACCTCGAACTTACCGGTGTCGCCCCACCGCTTGGGGCGGCCGCCGTAGGTGTCGGCGAACGCCTTGACCCACTCCTTGCTCGGCGAGGTGATGCGGATTTCGCCTTTGAGAGATTCAGGCGCACCGCTGGCTGCCTTCTGGCCGAGCCGAATGCGGAACATTTCAGCGTACTTGCGCTGGATTTGGATGATGCTCATTCTTCCTCAGTCCAGCTGTGAGAGCGCCACGGTCAAGGCCATATTTTCGGCAGGGAGCAAATGCGTGTCACTCATTCCGATACCACGTCAGTCCAGTTCTTCACGTTCTTCATATCCTCGATCATCCACGTCGCCATCCGCAACCCACCCAGGAACGCCTCAAACTCCGCCAGCCCGCACCGATACGGGATCAGGTGAGTGTTGGCCCCATCAACATGTAGCACCCCGCCACCCACTGTGTCGGGAATCGTCTGGTCGTTGCCGTCCGGCAGTCCTATGTAGTCAGCATGGCGGTAAGCGGCCAACTGGAGCGCCGTCTCAGGCCACGCCGATTTCGAGGTCTTGACATCGAACATGAACAGCCCGTCATCGGGCAGCTTCGGCCAATATGACGGAGGGTTGCGGACGTAGGCCCACAAGTCTCCGGTGCCAGCGTAGTTGTAGTGGTCGCTGTAGACGGTGGCCTCAGCGCCCCACGCCTCGATGCCGTACTTTTCGACGGCCCTAATGAACCCGGCGCACTCGGCGACGAGGTTGGTGCCGTGGTAGGGCTGCACCTCGGGCGGCAGTTCGGGCGGGTCCGGGTGCCCGCCCAACAGGTATGCCTCGGCCCACGAGTGGAACAGGTTGCCTCGGGTGCCAGACGTTTCCTTAACTCGCTTGTGTTCCCGCTTCCAGTCGGACGGCCAGTCCTTCGCTGTGCCTGACTTGCTGGCCTTCTCGGCTTTGGTTGTGCCCGGCGGCAGGGCTGGTAGTTTGCCGTGCTCCAGGGCGTAGGCGAGGGTGCGGTCGGCTTCCTCGGCGGTGAGCTTCACCGCCCAAGGGATCAAGGCGGGCTTGGACATCGCATGGTCCAGCACATTCGTCACCGAGAGGTAACGGCGGCCGTTGCGCTCGTAGAACCGCCCGTCAGAAGTATCTACAGCGTTTATCGGGTCAGTCATTTCCTAGGTCTTCCTGTTCCATGTAGGTGTTGGCCCCTGTCCTGGGTTCTAATCGCATGGCAGTTGGCACAGACTATCTCACATTTCTCTGCTTCCCTCACAGCGGCCGCAATCGAAGACATATTGGCTGGAGACTTACGACGAGAGCCGCCCCCATCGGCCTAGAGTCTCCAAGGCGTGGGGGTAGTGGTCCTCAATTATACACACAAGTATCCTGGCGGCGTCGGCAGCGTGCCCGCCGGTGCGGAGCCCGAAGCCCGGCCACAGCCCTAACTCGTGCAGCCGGTCGTTGGACACACGGCGCTTCGACACGGCAGCAGTATAGCGGTACACAGGCACTCGGCGACACCGGGCTTCGGCCTCAATCGCTCCGTTGATGTAGAGCACGTCACTGTGCGATTCCTTGATTGGCTGGCGCACCACAAACTGTTCATACCCGTAGGCATCAATTTCTGGAGTGTCAGCTAGGAAGTCATAGGTCGGTGCTCGGCGCAGATCGTGGGCAATCTTGGTGCCAAGACACCCTAGTTTGCCGAGCACCACTGATCCGTGGTCAAACATGGCGAACCCGGTGCAATTACCAGCATCGAAGGCAAGGATTCTCACGACACTTCACCCCAGTTCTTCCCCGGCCCACTTACGTGCGCCTCGAATGGAATACCTCTGAACTCCACATACATGAGTTGCCTAACCTGCTCGGCGATGCTAACTCCGGTGTCAGGCGGCAGGTTCAGAAGAAGCTCGTCGTGCATCACGAAGCGTAGGTGCTCGTCGAGCCCGGCCTCGTCAATCTTCACTAGGGCTTCCTTGATCATATCTACGCCACTCCCCTGCATAATGTAATTCGATAGGGCGTAGTGGCGTGACTTTGGCGCACCCACCTTCCGCCGACCATACGTCCACGCCCACGCAAACCCGTCGTCTCGATAGCGTTGGTCAGCAATTGACTGAACCCGCTCCGAGAACCCAGCCAGCCCAGGGAACGCCCGAGCAATCGCCTTCTCCGTCTCGCCAAGAGGCGCATGAGCGGTGGCCGCCAGACGCTTCTCCTGCGCTCCGTAGGCGTAGGCGTACAAGGCGTTCTTGCACCACCCTCGCTGTTCCTTGGTGTAATCATCACCGAACAGCTCGTCAGCGATGCGGCCATGCACATCGCCACCCTCCAACACCTCGTGGGTTAGGCCATCGTCCTCGGCAAACGCACAGATCAGCCGCATCTCCTGCCCGGTGTAGTCGATAGCGTAGAAGTTGAGCCCGTCGTCGGCCTTGATAGCTGTCCGCACCTCTGGCCCCTTGGGGAACTGATGCAGAGGTGCCGAGTCAGTGCCACCCTCAACCGACATACGCCCGGTGGTGGCCCGCAACGACGAGATCAGCGGGTATAGCCTGCCAGATGAGGCCAACATTGGCCCGGCGTAGGCTGAGTCGTACTTGACCAGCCGCCGATAGCGCAGCACCCGGTCAGCAATCTCGTGGTCGAATTTCTCCAGTATGGCCCTCGCCACAGACGGGTTGCCGGTGGCGGTGTATTCGTCGGCGTCTGGCTCCCACCCCTGATTGAGTAGGGCGGCCGCCACTTGCTTGCCGCTGTTAGGGTTCTCGATTTGGTACTTGTCCAGTTCCTCTTTCAACTCGGCCTTCTCGACATCCCACTTGTTGCGAAGATCAGCAACGTAGGCTCGATCCACCGGCAGCCCCCTCGCCGCCATGCGCTTCATTTGGTGGGCGATCCTCACCTCCCGCTCGTACTGCGGAGTGAACTCAACGGGCAGCAGATCGGTGGCGAGGCGGCTGGTCAGGGCGGCATCCATCGCACCGTAGCCCCAGTACGCCTCGTGTTGCACCGGCACCGAGCCCCAGTCCCACCCGTTGCGCTTCTTCTCGGCGTCGAGCCACTTCTCGCCAGCACGCACGCCGTAGCCGTAGAATTGGCCGGCGACCGACTTGAGGCCGTGGTAGTCGGTCGGGTGCGTGAGGTGGTGAGCGATATAGGTGTCGTCCCACGGCGGCCCCGGATCAAACCCGGAGGACCGCAACATCGACTCGTCGAAGATCGAGTTGTGACCAACCAGTCGGCCAGCGAACCACCACAAAGCGAGTTGGATGTGGTTTCGCATATAGGTGTGGACTGGTAGTGCCCACGCCTCGTTCTCGTTGGCAAACTGAACCATCCGCACCCTGTCCTTGGAGAACCCGAAGGGCTGGAGGCCAGTTGTCTCAGTGTCGCAGGCGATCAGGGCATCGTCAGGCTGGCCGTAGACCCAGGCAGCGAACTCATGCAAATCTTCTTCGGTCGCTAGGTGGAGGACAATTTGTTCGGGAGGACAACGAGTCATGGGGCAGCCAGCACAAGGTAAACATCGCCGTTCTCGTCCATCTTCTCATCCTCGTAGGGTGCTGCCACCCGCCGGTACAACTCCAGCTTGGCGGCTTCAATAGCCCCGATCACTGTGTTTAGTGTTGCGTAACTGAGGCCATGATCCAGCAGAAACCGATCAGCTAACATGGTGAACTGATAGTTCAACTCCCCGGCTGTTTGGGCGGGGGAGCCGTCACGCCAGAGTTGGAAGCGGCGCTCGTGATTACTCAGATAAGGCACTAGTTTGCTCCTTTAGTAGTCGGGCCGAGGGACCCGGGGTGGGTCGATCGTCGATCAGGTTGTTGCACGCCAGCGCATCAAGCAAGATGCCGAGCCCGGCGGCGGCATGGGCAAGGTGGTTGACCCCCGAGTCCTGTGCGTCATCTTCGCCATCATACCACGCATTGAGGTGGCGACGAATGGCGGCGATGTAGACGTGCGCTTGGATCGGGTGTTCCCGCCAGTTGTACGGTCCGTACTTCTCGGCACCGTCCTTCATGGCTTGGGCGACGAAGATGTCGAGAGCAGCCGGGACCAGGTGGAGAGGGCACTTCACCTCGCCAATACTGTCTTTAGGGTTGGAGACGACGCCACCACCACCACCGCCTCCGTGCATCACTGCGCCACCACGACCCATCTGAACCTCGGTCCGGGGAACCTTATCTCCTACCTTGAATTGTTCAGCCCATGAGAGAATCGACAGCGGGCCATTCGCCGCCGTAGGATTGAAGTAGCCGACCCTAGTACCCACTGAGTAAGCCACCGCCAGCTCAGCATTGGCTCCCCGGCTGTTGCGCCACCCCGGAAGCAGGACGATTCCGTCAACAGTCATCACCTGCTTGAAGTCCCACAGCAGCGAGTCCACCAAATCGAAACCCAACTCCTCAAGGTCTTCGGTACCGTTGAGGTCATCACCCACAGGGTCAAAGCCCTTGTGCAGATCGTGCTCGGCTGGCGACACCACCTCGTAGTCCCATGACCGAAGCGTCTTGGCGGCTGAATGGAAAGCAGGGAAATTGAAGTGCTTGATGTTTCTCATCGGACCCGCTAGGTAAATCTTCATGCCTTCTCTCTTTCGGAGGGGTTGACTTTCTTGAAGAAGATGGGACGGTTGAGGTTGGCTGGGCAACAATGTGAGACGGTGGACGCAGGGATAAGCACCTCCTCCACCTTACCGCACTTAGGACATTGGAACTCGTCCAGGGTCATCAGGCACCTCCACTCGTAAGCTGAGCGCCAATTCAGACGCATCTACATCTTGGCGTTCCAGTTCTTGAAGAACAACCGACCGCCATTGTTCAGTACCCATCAGCTTGATAAGGTGCAACTCAAACTGGGTTACCTGCAAGGCGTCGTCCCAATCCTTTGCCTTGTTGAGTTTGGCCACATGAATAGCCCGGCGTACTAGTTCCTTAGTCTTCTTGATCTTGCGGCGGTTGCTCATTACCGGCCTCCAAGACTAGTGGGTCATCTTTGACCACTTCGGCGTCCACTATATCACCAGCATCCTCCAACCCCGCCGCCCGGCGCAAACGTTGGTGTAGTGCCGCCACGTCCTCGACCTGCGGCAATTGCACTCGCAACACCTGTTCCCGGTCTGGCTCCATCCACTTCTCCGGTTTGAGCGCCCGCAGTACCCGCATCCCTAGCGTACCGTCACCCTCTTGGGCGTGGTGGATCACGTTCTCCTCAACCCGCTCAACCGCCTCGTCTATGGCATCCTCGACCGCATCACGGAAGGCAGGGATCATGTCCATGCGGCGCTGTACGTCCCGGTGGTCGGCACCCAGTTCACGTGCGGCCCGCTTGGCACTGGCTCCGAGACGGCGCAACTCTAGGTAGGCTAGATCCCACAACTCGTCGATGGTGGCGTCGTCGGTCATGGTGTGTCTTCAAGGCGGATGAAGGCGTGGAAGTCGTCGCCGCTTCCGGCTTCGATGAGGACCGCCTCGCAAATGACATCACCCAGCAGCCATTCATTGGGCATGAGGCTATCGTTGTACTGATGAAAGGTGCATTCGTCGAGCCGTTCGAGGCCATCGTCGTTGGCCCACACGGCACACGGACGCTCAGAACCCTCAGCCTCGTGGGGGCATGTGATAACGAGGTGGGTGTCCAGATAGCCGCCACAGCCAAATAACGCTGTGACGACAACGGGGTGTGGAAGTAGTTTAGATGTCTTGAGCATTGCGCCTCCATTTGTCTACAATCGTCGCTTCGGTCGGGGCTACCAGCCGCAAGCCATGTAGCAGTTTCTTGCGGGAGCGGCTCTCGGACACAGAAATGCCGGGCATGTCAGAAAGCCTAGCATAGAAGTTGGGTTTCCCGACCGGGCGTAGCCCGCCGTCCCTGGCCCACGCATCGTAATCCCGGTAGGTCGAAGTGCCGTCGAGCGGCTCGGCGTTAGGATCGTTGGTCAGCGACTCCGACACGTAACGAGCTACGCTGTCAGTGTCCATCTTGAGTTGGTCCTCGGCCCGCAAAGTGGAAGCGGTGCTCGTAAACTCGTTGCGCTCCACTAGCCGAGCCGCCCCTCGAATAGCATGCGCCAACAGCCCCTCCATTTCACTCTTAGAGGAGACTTCCTCGAGAAAGTTAGGGTTAGGCTTGAACTGTTTAGTAAACGGAACAACTAGCCAGCGGGTAGCGTATGCAGCCCCTTGTTCATGGGTGCCAGCGAAACTATTTCCCGCAAATAGTAGTTTCGCCGTGTTGTATAGAGCGAACTGGCGTTGCCCCTTATGCTCGGCCAGTACCGGGTCGCCGCCCACTAATGACTTGAAGTTGGAGGACGAGCGGGGTGCATATGCGCCAAGATCGCCTGACCTATTGATGAGTTTACCCTGCAACGAGGCACGAGCAAATCGGTGATCGTCCAAGTCTTGGAGGCTGACAGTAGCCTCATTCTCGTGGCCTACCAGCAGCCCAAGCAGGTTGAGCAGAGTCGTCTTACCGGTGTGTGGCTCCCGGCTGTAGAACAGGATAGCCTTCTTCAAGTTGAAGCCGGGCAGCAAGCAGTACCCAAGAATCTCAAACAGCAGGTCACGCATATCATCGTCAGGGAACATGTCGCTGAGTGCAGCGTCGATGCGGGGGCACGTTGCCGAGGCCCGGTACTCGTGAGGAATCTTGTAGCGGAAGAAGAACGCAGGATCGTTCGGGCGCAGCTTCGGCTCAGGGTGCGCAGCCACGTCCACTACGCCGTTGAGCACGTTCACCAGCAACTTCGCCTCGTTCGGTGGCGTCTCAGGCATTAGAGGCTCGACCCCTCGAAACAGGTAGCGCACGTTGCGGAGCTTCGCCGCAGGCCACTTAGTCGAACCCATCGCCATATCCATTCGAGCCTGAATCTCGTCATCGCCGTCCGGTGTCCACACCCCGTCGTCGTAGCAGTAGAGGCGGCCGTCACCAACACCACGAAAGATCGGAACATCGCCAGACTGTTGGACCAGCCCGACCAACTCTGAGTCCTCGGGGATGGGTGTGGTCATAGAGAGTCAGGCAGGCGATCCTCGACCAGTTCAGGCGAGAACCCCACCGCCATCAGCGCCCGAGCGAATGCCTCGACCACTTCATCAATAGTCGAGTCATACGATAGCCGGTGGGTGATGCACGCCGAGCCGTGCGTGAAATCCAGCACGAAGTCAGCCACTTGGCCCTGGTGGTCATCGTCCATTGTCAGCCCCTCGTCCGGTTGCCTGCACTAAGTCTACGATATCTGTCTCCCTCTCGCTTGGCTTCGATGCGGGCTTGGAGAGCAGCCACCTCGCCAGCCGGAGACCGCTCCGCACGCAACTCGATTGAGCGCATCGGCACCTCCGAACGTGGGTGGTATGCCATCACCTCCTCGGCAACCTCGGCCTCAACCACCGAGGGGTCGTCAAACAGAGGGTGGGCGTCGTGGCCGTCATCAAGAGTAGCGTACCGCTCAGACACAGCAAACGTAGCCTCCTCGTAGGTGAGGTAGCGTTCATCCATCAAGGTCTGCACTAGATCGTCATACGAAATCATGCTTTCGCCTTACTGTTCAGAGCCGCTAGCGCCGCTCGCTTCGTGACAGCTGGTTGAACTCGGCAATGGCCTTCTCGATCTGTCGAATCTGCATGAACACACTTGACGCTGGGCAATCCGACGCCCTAAGAAGCGCCTTCGTCTCGGTCGGGTTGAGTGCAGGCTGTAGGTGGTCAAGCGCCTTCGCCAGCGTTGTCACCCACTGTAGCCTCTCCTCACTGGTCAGGGCTTGCTCAGTTGCAGAGACAGCACGCAGCCCCACCAACTCCTCCAGTGTATCCAAGTCGGGGCGCTTGGCGTTGACCGCCTGGAGAACGTCAGTGTTACCCTGTTCCTCGGCAGCCTCCTCAATAGCCTCGATACGAGCAATATACGCCCGGTCCCGAGCGACAGTGGCTCGCCCCACCCCCAACATCTTGCCATAAGTAGTGAGTTTATCCTTAGTTTGGGCGGGGGGCGGCTTGGGGGCCGACACAGGCCCGTTGAACTGCCCCGCCGTGGCCTTGGCAGCAGCGTCCCGAACCTTCGTCTCATTGAGACGGGACTTGCTCACCTCGCCTCCTTGCTTGGCCCCGGCAAGTTGGGCAGCCTTCGCCTCCGCAGCCAACACCTTCTCATGCGTCTCCATGAGCCGTTGGAGCAACTGACGGCGGGCCGGTGCCCCCATCTGGCGGCGGCTAGTGTTCGATGTGACGGCGTACTGCACCTTCTCCCACTCACTCAACCCGGCGAGAAGCTGGGTCGGGGGGTCGATGCCTAAGTCTCTCGCCACCTCGTAGCGATTGTGTCCATCGAGTACGTTCCCGTCCTCGTCGTGGATAACAGGGTGGGTTGGCCAGAATCCGTGCTCAACGATGGACGCCGTGAGGCTCTCTCGCTCCTCGTCAGAGAGGGGCGGCAGCAGGTTCGGTAGAACGTCGGTGTGAAGGTTCACCATGCGATCACTCGTTTCGCTTGGTGCAGCGCCTTCCGCAACTTGACGACCATCTCCAGTTCATCAAGCGGCACGTCAGCCAGCAGGTCGCCGTTGTCGTAGACGCTCCGTAGGAGGTGCTCAATCTGCTCACGTGTAAAGGTGAGGGAGACGGTGGTGGAGGGGTGAAGATCAACCTCTATCCCGCATTTACTAATCATGCCTCGGTCCTTTCAAGAGGCTGGTCACCACATGAGCGGCATTGCACCAGCCCAACTTCGCCGAGCAGTGCAGGGTAGGCAATTATTTGGCCGTTGCGGCACGCAGCACACACCAGACCGTCAAGCAACAACACAGGGTCGTCGTCGGGCACGGTGGTCATCTGGCCTCTCCGCCCATTAGATCAAGGATGGCATCCCTCTCCTGATACAAGTCAGCACGTTCAAGGATGCGGCCATCGAGCTCAAAAAGGTGATCGTTGATTATATCAGTCGTGCTAGCAATCTGTGCGTCTAACTCGTCAAGACGGTCAGTCAGTTTCGAGACAGTGCCCATATTAGTGGTCATCCTTCGTGAAAGCGGCGACCAGTCCGACTGGATCAGCCCGTCGCCATTAGCGGAGCGGTCGATGGTGGTGGTCATGGTGTCTCCTCGGTCCGTACCTCGACCTGGGCGTCGCCGAACACCTGGGCGTCGCCGAACACCTGGGCGTCGCCGAACACCCGGGCGTCGCCGAACACCTGGGCGTCGCCGAACACCCAGGCGGTGCCGGACACCCAGGCGTCGCCGAACACCTGGGCGTCGCCGAACACCCGGGCGTCGCCGAACACCCGGGCGGCGTCGGACACCCAGGCGGTGCCGGACACCCGGGCGTCGCCGAACACCTGGGCGGTGCCGGACACCCAGGCGGTGCCGGACACCCGGGCGGCGTCGTACACCCAGGCGTCGCCATATACGTAGGCGCTAGGCCCGATGAAGGCCGTGTCATCGACTGTGGCTGTGTTGGCGACCCAGCCGCCGCCATTAGGATGACGGTGGGCTGGCACAGGACCGGAACCGAAATCGTGGGTGGTTTGGGTGGTGGTCATCGGGAGTCAGCCTTCCGTAAGTTGTTGGACTTCGTAGCGGTAAGAGAGCCAGGTGTGGTGAAGGAACCAGGCGGCAAACACAACCCACCCGCCTGCTGTCACGGTGCGAGCTCGGGGCGAGCGGCAGGCCAAGTGCTGGAGGCACGAGGTAAGTGAGTCTAGCTCGGCAGGGTTTCGGTCAGGCCGCCGCAGAGCTTGCCACTCCAGCCAGGCGAACCCACCGGCCGAAGCAGCGGCCCATCCGGCCCACAGGCGAGGGAACCAGCGGCCAGGGATCACGATGCATCCTCCTCGGGGTCTAGCCGGTCACGCAGCAAGATATGCGATTCCCAGTCGGCCTTGTCGTCAGTAACCTCGGCAATGAGGCGGGCTAGCCGGACGAGTCCGATAGCCGAGCGGCGGCCCAAATCGGGGGTGGTCACGACTGTCGGCTCTCTGCGGCGCTGTTGATAAGCCTGATCTCCTGGCAGTGATTGAGTGCGTCCTGCCAATTACCCGTGGCTGAGTCAAACTGGTTCTGTACGCTCGTCAACCATCTAGCAGTTTCCAAGTCTAACGGCCACCCGAACAGTGGGGCAGCCTCATCGGCCGGAAGGATAACATCTGAACCTGGAACGGACCAGCCAAGATCAGCTGCGACCTGTCCGATGATGCAGTGGTAATTACTATCGTCGGGTGATGTGTAGACGGGGTCGGAGTAGCCGGTTACCCTAACCCTGTTCTGTGTCCGTGGGTTGTGCCGCCCAGGGTGGCGCTTGACGGCTTGGGTAATCGCCACTTCAAGTTGAGCTTTGGTGGTGGTCATTACGCCTCCTTCTCGTCAATCCACTCAGCGACTAACGCTTCAACCAATCGGCACGCCACCCCGTAGAGGGCCAACGAAGCAAGGGAAGTCAAGTCGCCATACTCTGTTCCGACGTCCTCATTGTAGGCGGCTAGGTCAACGAAGGTCTGCCATAGTTCGTGAGTATAGATTGGCACGCAGCTATCGGCAACCTCGTGAACAAGATCGTTCACGTCTTCCCCTTCTGCGTTTACTATAGCCTCGGCGGTTGCATCTTCAACACGGTGGAGGAAGATAGCGCCCGGTGAAGGGGGAAATGCTTGGGCGTTATCGACCAATGGGTGGTCTGGCGATGCCGTGTCAGCTAGGCTAGCGAGGTGATACGTCTTATGGCGGGTGAGTGTGGTCATCAGACTACTTTCACAGGCATCACTAGGGCTGTGACTTGGGCGTTGGAATGCTCCCACCTTTGAACCTTCATCGGTGAGCCGTCATCAGCACCCAACATCTTCCAATAAGAGCCACCACCAAACTCAGTTGTCAACACGCGTCCCGCTGGCTCACCTAAGCCGAACTCACTGTCCACAGGATGCGGGTCAGCCGGGATGATGTTGCGCCATTTCGGGTAGGACGACTCACAAACGGCTTCAATGGTTGATAGACCTCCGAAGTCCAATCCCACACGCCATTCCACACCATTCTCACTGGTGCGTATTTCAACTTCCAGCCCATCAGGGATAAGATTCGACCCTTTCAGAGCCTTGCATGCACACACCTGGTTCAACAGTTCGGGCATCAAGACCACTTCGCCTGCCGCCTCAAACGTGCCGCCAAGCGAAAGAGTACCTGACGAATCCCCAAATCCGAGAATGTAGGTGTCGGTGGCGATGAACACCACTCCACCATCCTCTTTTGGCTGGACGCATACACCAGTGATGACTGGTCGAGCGGTGCCAGACGCCGAAGCGAATCGTCGCAACCCCCGAGCAACTTTCGTACGGCCAAACAGTTCAACCCACCGGTCGGCGGGCACACGAAGATCAAATTCGTTCATTACGTTGCGCTCCTTGTTCAATGTCGGTAGTGAAGTTGTACCTGACTCTGAGGAAGGTGTCAAGGTGACATCCGCCACACCAGGCCAGCAAGGTCCGTCTCATTGAGACTAACCTCGCCCCAGGCCCACAAGGTGGCCCAGGTCGGTGGCAGCCCGAGCCGAGTAGAAGGCCAACACCAGCAGCACCAACGCCACGAGTGCTCGCCTGGCCCGCCGGTGCAGGCTCACTTGCGAGCACCGATGACGAGTTGATTGATCCGGGCGAGTGACAAGCCAGCAGCATCAGACAACGAACCAGCGGTAGCGCCCGATCGGTAGAGAAAGCGAATCCGCTCCCGAAAGTCTGACCGAGCTTCATCGAGCTCTTGCACGGCCCGAGTGATTCGCTCACGAGCGGCACCTACCTCGCTAGATAGACTGGCGGTAGACGTACCAGCCGGATACATGCCAGACCAGATGTCAACCACGCCTTGAAGGTCGGCCCATCGCTCCGACTCGACAAGGTGGCCGAAGTTCGTGAACAGCAGCTCGTGCTTCTCAGGGTCTAAAGCGGACAGGTCTAGGTGTGGATGCTCACTCATGGTGGTGGTGGCCTTTCGTCGGGGAAAGCGCAAGAATCTAGTGCGCTAGGTGGTGCTACGTTGGATAGAGTGTAGCATACGGTGGCGGGCCGAAACGGGGCGGTGTGACATTTGTCACCACCAGATTTCGAGGGAAAGTCCCTAGAACTGGCAAGGTGTGTTGAGGGTTTGGTGCACGGGAGCACGAATCGCATCGGTGCATTAACGAAGAAGAATAAGAGTAGTACTACTACTCGTACGTCACATAGGGTAAATGGGGTAGGGCTTGTGCGCTCGTGCACCACCTTCAAGTTCAGGTTGAGGGTTGCCCAACCCGACAGCCTCGAAACCTCAGCAATCTTTGCCGGGCAGAATCCTCACCTTCGCAATCGTGCGAAAGGTCAGAATCGTCGAGGCTTCTTGAACCGCAAACAGCGCCACAAACTGGACACTCGACGGCGGGGCTCATAGTACTCACTCCTCTGCTTGATCCGAACACGATTTGGTAGGATTTCATGGCGCCACTTCCTCGATCGAAAGGTGTACACTGTGGGCCGTGTCGAAAGGGTCAACGATCTGGCGGGCTACCTGCTTGGCGTGGTCAATGTCAACGATCCCTTGCACCTTCGAGTCAAGGTAGAAGGCTGGACATTGGCGGGTGCCGGTCCAAAGCCGGTTGTGGGTCCGGTCTTGAACGATGGCTTGCACGGCGTAGGTGGTCATGGTGCTGCCTCTTGCTGTTGATGGTAATAAACATCCTCCAGCACCTTGGTACGATCCATCAGCAGGTCCACGGCCGCTGGTGCGGTCATACCCAGGTAATCGTATCCGGCGGGCGGAGAGCCGAGCCCGGAACCGAGGGAGCCGCCGGTGAGGTACAGTCGGTAGGACCGACCGTTAGCCCTGCTGCCAGCTTCGATTGTCACGTAGGTGCCGGTGGGCATTAGCCCTAGCTTGTGGGCGACACGAGCGTAGCGGGTGAGAGCGGCTTCTAGGGTGATGGGATGAGTGGTCATTAGATGTCCTCTCCAGCGAATGCGCTCCATGCTGCACTCAGCGTGGCGAACGCTTCAATCTTGCTAGCGTAGGCCGGCCCGTGTACCGCAACATCGCCAGTATCATCGGCAAACAGGTGTCGCCACACTCCTCGGTCCTGGCGGAATACCCATGCGGTTGGGATGCTACTGAGACTGATCGTACCAATCTCTCTAAACCATCTAAGGGTGGTCATGCTAGTGGGCCTCCAGTGATACGGGTGATGGTATACCCATCTTCCCACCACACTTGACCTCCTAGGGCGGTCATGAGCCCCACCGCCCTTCGACAAACTGCTTGAATTCAGGGAAGCTGTACAGGGTAGGGGCTTCGTCAACGCTGATGTCGATGACTCGTCCTCTCGTTGCGCCATCAGCGAATCGGGGCCGGCCACATGGCAGCAGAGCGTAAACCAGGTTGTGACTGCCATCGGAGAAGCGGAGGTGGGCGAGCGCCATCATGGCGTTCCGTTCATAGGTGATGGTGGTCGTGGGGAGAGTGGTGGTCATGATAAACATCCTTCGGTGTTGGTGGTCTTATTCCGATTGACCCATGCGTAAGACTTAGGTAGTTGGATTTCTCGCCCATCGGCGAGCCGGACGGTCACCAAGAAGTCAGTAGTCACATAGCGGTCTTCGGACGGGACATACCACCCATCGCCTACAGGGCCGTGGCTCAGGTAGTCCGCAGTTGGCGCAACTGCGGTTACCGACGATCTCGGAAATCCGAGTAGTTGGCGGCCTACGATTCCGTCATTCCAATCGGTGGGGCTCATGATGCTTCCTGGTGGGTGTCGAAGGTGTCGAGGGTGGCGAGAGCGGCTCTGCTGGCGACGGTGCAAGCGTCACGATGGGGAGCGCCCTGGCGGATGGTGTCGGCGTAGGTGACGTCGTAGGTGACGTGGGCTACATGGTGCTTCATTTCGGTGATGGTCATGTTGGCTGTCCTTTCGGTTGGAGGCTCTGACTGCATCTAAGCACAGGTTGGGCTGGGTATCAAGCCCTTGTGTTGTGACATGTGTCACACCTAGCCTGGCCTCCTACTCTGCTGGGTGGTGGTGGTGGGTCGGTCGAACGTTTGTTTGTCGAACGTGTGTTCGTCGAACGTATGTTTGGTGGTGGTGTGGTGAGGTGAGGTGGGGAGGGTGGGGTGGGTACACCCCTTGGGGCGGCCCCCTTCTTTCAGACAAGATAGGCCCAAACCACTCGCAACTTCATCAACCTGTGCTTTACAACACACTTCGCCAATCTTGGAACCATCCTAAGGCCGGCCTACCGCCCGGCGGCCACCCGGCGCTCCAACCTCAAGGACAACTGGAGGACGGGTGGTTCACCGTCTGTGAAACACAAGCCACTCCGAAAGTGTAAGCACCTGGCCGATGTAAGCACCGTGCTTATAAACTTGAACAAGCCGGGGCGTTAGTAAAGGAAGTGGGCCAATCCTTGAATAGTCCTCTACAACATGGTCACCGAAAGGCCGCCAAAGTGGTGCCCGGGCACCCCTATAAGGCCGCCGGGAGTCAATCCCTCAAAGGACCACCGCTCGATCCACTAACCGACCAGCAGGCCGTGATACGATGGACGGAGACGGGTGGGAGGCTTGGGGCCTCGCCGAAGTTGGTGTGGTAATCTGTGTGGTGTAACCGCCACGACCTGAAAGAGCCACTCACCAATGGCAATCCGACCAGTCACCATCACCGTCACCACCACCGCTCAGAACATCGCTGGCACTCCTGGCCCGGTGGACGGCAGCGGGTTCTTCAAGGTGCCGGACGCCGCCACCTCAGACATTCTGCTGGTGGACCCCGACACCCCGGCCAATTCGATCCCGATTGCGGCGGGTGAAACGTTCACCTGGGACGGCGATTATGGGGAGAACGTGTGGGTCGAAGTGGCGGCCGGAACCGAAGACATCTACGTGGTCACTCAAGGCGTTGTCTGATGGCTGTCGCCTTGGCGAAGCCAGGCGGCAAGGCGGTGCTTGGCCCTGGTAAACGGGGTATTGGGTTGCGGCTGGCTCGTGGGGCCAGCAAAGTGGTCAAGACGAAACTTGATGAGCCACTGGATGAGGCCCCCCGTAGTAGACGGACCACCTGATGGCCGTTGAATACAAGGGTGTCGGCGGGTTCCTTCGCCCTACTGTCCTCACAGCCACCGGGACTAGAAGCGCTTCTGGAACCACGACCGTTGTGGCGGCTCCTGGTGCCGGGCAGAAACTGCGTCTACATCATCTAGCCGCTATCACGATCCCGGATGCCAGTACCTTTCCGGTGCTCGTGTTTCGAGGGTCAGGCGGCACCGAAGTCGAGCGAGGTTTCGCTGTGGGGGTCACACCTCGCCTCTACCTGTTGGAACTACCTGAGAACGAAGGGTTGGAGTTCGTCACGAACGCCGCCGCCCAAGTCGAGTTCACAGTCCATTACACCACCGAGCCTGTGTGATGGCTCACCACAGCCTCATCATTTCCGATCAAGGCCGTTCGGTTGACACCACCAACCGCCGACTGGTTCGGCCGATGGCTTGGTTTCGGGTGTTGGTTCCTATCTTCAAGCGTGGTCGTTTGTGGCAGCCCCAGGAACGCATCCAGCTTGACCCGGACACTGGTGCTCGTGCTACAGAACAAGGAGACGTAGCTCAAGATGACAACTGACACCCATACCAGGGTTGCTTACGACGGCGTAATCGCCAACGAACGGCCCATCTTTGCTCGCCTCCAGCTTGCACTGGCACGGCTGGCTGGCCGCCCGGTGCGGCGCTATCACGCCCACATTGTGCTTCGTGGGGCTGATGGTGCTGTCAAGGCGGAACGCCACTATTTCAACACCGTCACCACGGCCGGTAGGGACGGCATTGCTGATCAAATCCTCGCCGCCCCGACCCTCGCCGTTCCAACCCACATGGCAGTCGGTACTGGCACTCCCACCGGCACCGCTCTCGGCACCGAACTAGACCGCAATGCGCTCACCTCCAAGACCCGATCGTCGGCGACCGTCACGATGGTGGGTGATTGGGCGGCAGGCGATGCGACTGGTTCGCTGACAGAGGCTGGCACGTTCGACGCTGCCGGAGGCGGTAATATGTGGATGAGTGCTTCATTTGCTGTTATCAATAAAGGGGCGGATGACTCACTCACCGTCTCATGGACCTTGGAAATTTCTTAGACCTAACCAGTTGCCCACAGGAGGCTGAGATGACCGTCACTGCGGTAGGTGAGTGGCAGATTCAGTGTTCGTCGCAGGAGGAGTACGACGAGCAGATGATCGCCGTCACCGAGCATCCGAAGGTGGCCGAGGTGACCCCGTTCCCTGTGACGTGGCTAATCCACGCTCAACTGCTGTTGACGTATGAGGTGTTGGGGTCGTGACTGTCGTGGCGGTGTGTACGTGGCAGATCGAGTGCGAAACCCGCAGGGAGTTCGACCATCAACGGTCGATGGTCGACGAGCATCCGAAGGTGGAGCGTGTCGTCATGGATGCCGACGCGTTGCGCCTGGATGCCGATGTGTCTCTGACCTATGAGGTCTGACGATGGGTCAGGTTCGTTGGGTCATCAACGAGGCCGGTAGCTTCACGTGGAATGCGGGTGTCGGTGTTGACGAGGTAACGGTCGAGTTGTGGGCCGGGTCCGGGTCGGGTGGTCGTGGTGTCACCAACGACGTGAACGGTCAGGGTGGTGGTGGTGGCGGGGCGTACGCCCGGTCCGTCGTCGCAGTGACCCCTGAAACTTCGCATGATGTGGTGGTGGGTGCGGGTGGTGCCGCTCCGGCATCGTCAGGCAACGGCCTCCCTGGCACCGATTCGACGTTCGACTCGACCACCGTGTTCGCTCGTCGAGGAGCTGGCGGGCTGCGAGGCTCCGCTCTCGGCGGGCAGGGTGACGGCGGTCCGGGCGGGACAGCGGCCCAGTCGACCGGGGACGTCACGTTCTCCGGCGGTAACGGTGGTGGCGGTGCTGCTGCGCAGGTAGCTGGTGGCGGTGGTGGCGGTGGAGCAGGCGACCAAGCCAACGGCGGCAACGGAGCATCCAACCGGACCGCAGGCACAGGCGGCAACGCCGGTGGCGGAGCAGGAGGGCTCGGCAGTGCGGCTCCTGGCGGCACAGGCGGCCCCGGCGTGTTTCCCGCTGGTGGCGGCGGTGGCGGCATAAATGGCGCTGGTGCCGATGGAAAGGCAATCCTCACGTGGGACGACCCTGCCGTGACAGACACCGTGGTCGTGTCCGACCAGGCGACTCTGACCGTCTCCTACAACCGTGAGTTCACCGACCAGGCGACCGTTGCTGACGTCATCGCTCTCGCAGTCGGCTTCAACCGCACCTTCGACGACGACGTGACCGCTGTCGATGCGTCGTTCGCCAGCATCGGCAAGTTCCTCTCCGACAACGTGACCGCCACCGATCAGATCACCGGCAAGACGGTCGGCAAAGGATTGTCCGACAATGTGACCGCCACCGATCAGTTCGACCGCACCGTCGAGTTCTTCCGCACCGAAGACGACAGCGTGACCGCGGTCGACACGATCGCCAAGCACATGACGTTGACGTTCGATGACTCGATCTCCGAATCCGAAGCACCATCCACCACGATACGCCCCACCTACTTACTCGACTAACTCATCTGATAGGATGGTGTCCTTGACCTCCTCACCTGAACTTGGCGCTGCCGACCTCTTGTCAGCCGAAGCTCTACAGCGGCTCAGCGACGGAGTGATCCCTACCCGAGCCGTGGTTATTGTGGAGTCTCAAACGCTCAAGGGGAGCACCATGAACTTTATGGTTGCCAAGGGGACAACGACCTGGCAGGCGTTGGGTATGATCCGATCCGCCCAACTCCAATTGGAACTGCTCGACTTGAATATGTGGAGGGCCGAATGAGCGTCCCGGCCGAGGAGATGCATGAAGGTGAAGGGCCGGACGCTAGCCACGAGGTTCCTAGCGACCTGATTGAGTTGTTCGAGGTTCTTGAGTGGGAGAAGGCTGTTCGTGCCAATCTGGCTCCCCGGTAGTGGCGATACGCTCCTATTCTCACGATCAGAGTGGGGTGCCCGTCCTGCCCGTAGTGTCACCCCTCTAGAGCCTTCCTATGGAAGCACCGTCCATTGGACGGGACCGCACCTTGGAGCGTTCCCCCACACCTCTTGCGCCACCAAGGTCCGAGCAATCCAGAACTACCACATGGACAACAATGGGTGGGTGGATTTAGCCTATTCGTGCATTATCTGTCCACACGGATCAGCCTATGAGGGGCGATGGGTCGGACGCCGCACTGCCGCTAATGGCACTAATGCTGGCAACAGTTCCGCTTATGCTGTGTGCTATCTTGGTGGGGACGGTGATGGATTCAGTTCAGCAGGCTCTAGAGCCATCCATGACGTAGTGGCGTATCTTCGCTCAAAGGGTGGTGCAGGGCTGGGCGTCAACTGCCACAAGGACTGGAAATCCACTTCTTGTCCGGGCACCATTATCTGTGATAGAGTCCATACCGGACTTTATCGACGAGAACCTCCACACCACAACAACACATCGAGGAATGTAATGCTCATCATCCAGCGAGGTAAGACGAACGACCCGGACGACGGAGGAGAGGGGGGCCTATGGGCGACCGATGGACTCTCTCGCAAGGCGTACGGGTCAATGGCCGAACTGAACTACGACAAGACTCTAGGGCTGCTCAACTCCGGCGGCCACACCGTGTACCCGAAGAATCTCTTTCTCCGGCTGGCCGATACTCGCCACCCTGGACAGATCAAGACTGATACGGTAGAGATTCTGGCCGGGCTGTCTGATGGTGGCCGAGTTGATGTTGCAGCATTGGCGAAGGCATTGGTCGAGGATGAGGGGCTGGATTCGCAGGTAGCGTACGGGGTAGTGAAGGAGTTGGCAGAACGCCTGGGAGGATAGACCGAGTGTGGTATACTAGTTCCTGTCGTCCTTCGGGGCGGCGCTGTCGGCTTAGGGCTTTGCTTCTCAACCAACGTGACCTGGATAGGTTTCCGACTCCGGGGTGAAGAAGGGAGGGAGGTGTTCTTTGTCTGCCGACCAGGCCGCTGCCCTTTGGGGTGGCGGTTTGGTCGTTCTACGGTGTAGTAGTCTGGAGAGGCTGTGACTGCCCCCTTCGAGATCATCCCCGAGGACCTGCTGGCTTACGCCTCCCCGGCGGAGCGTGAGGCGTACAAGCAAGCCCTCCGGGTCCACCTCGCTAAACACTCGCCCCTTGACTTTGCCATCGCCACCCGCCCCGAGTCTATTGACTTCCGGGCCTCCCGCTTCGTCTCGGACAAGATCGCTGCAATGCAGCCGGGCGAGATTCTTGTGCTCCTGATGCCTCCCCGCCACGGCAAGAGCTTCATCGTCAGCGAATCTGCCCCCGCCTGGATACACGCCAATGACCCCCACGCTGGGATCATCCATGTCACCTACTCGGCCGACTTCACCAAGAACAAGTTCGGCGAGAAGAACCGCAATCTCATGCAGCGGTCTTCCCAACTCGGGATTGGCCCACGCCTTAGTGGGAGTTCCAAGTCCAAGGAGTTCTACTCGATCCACCCCGACGACGGACGGGGCTTCTACCTCGCCACCGGACCCGGCGGCCGAGTCACTGGTGAAGGCGCTAATTGGCTCATCATCGACGACCTCATCAAGAACGACGAGGAAGCCCAATCCGAGACGATCCGCAACAAGACGTGGGACTTCTTCGTTGACGACGCTATGTCCCGCTTGGAGCCGGGCGCCCGAGTTATTCTGATGATGACGCCCCGCCACGAAGATGACGTGCTGCACCGAGCCATCAAGACCGGTATGATTGACCACGTGGTTAGGCTTCCGGCCCTACCCGACGACTCGCTGCCGGACCCCGATCCGCTCGATCGGGAGCCAGGTGAGCCGCTGGTGCCTGAACGCTATGACAACGCCGACTTGGAGAAGATCAGGGCGCTATCCGAGCGGCGATGGACCACCCAATACATGCTTCGCCCCCGCCCCAAAGACGGCGAGATGTTCAAGTTGGCGCACTTCAAGACGTGGACCAAGCTCCCAGCCAACGGGTTTTACTTCGCTACCGTGGACCTGGCCCACAGTCTCAAGACCCGAGCCGACTGGTCAGTGATTGCCGTGTGGTTCGCTTCTTCCCCGCCCTACCCGAAACTCCATCTTGTGCGCTTGTTCCGTGACAAAGTACCGTCCGGTGAGCACCTTGAGTGGTTCGATCGTTGTATGGGCACAATCCCCCAGGCTGAGCGTCCCCGATGGGCCGGTGTTGAGGACAAGACCTTCGGCTCAACGATGCTGTCGGCGGCCCGCCGCCTGGGGCGACGAGGCAAGGTGCTGTTGCGCCCTCTGTTGGCCGATACCGACAAAGTGACCAGGGCACAGACCGCTGTGACGCTCGGCACCCAGGGCCAACTAGTGATTCCAGCCGAAGACCTGCCGTGGAAAGAGGAGTGGCTCTCTGAGCACCTTGGCTTCGATAAGGCCGCCCACGACGACCAAGTAGACTGTACCGCTTACGCCGCCATCGAGTTCTCCAAGGCTCCACAGAACCAGCCCGCCCCACCACCCCCGCCCCCGCAAACACCGACCGAGAAGGCGTGGGCGCAGGTCGCCAAGATGAGGAAGAAGCACTCACAGAAACCACGCCCCAAGAAGCTGATGATGTCTTGAAGTGTGTTACACTATCCGTAGCGTTTCGTCTGTGACCCTGGAGAGGTAGCCCCTATGTCTGTAGCATCTCACCCCAATTTCTCATCCCAACGGAAATGGGCTCACGGATCGGGCTGCCTTGTTTGCGGGGGCAACCACTCCCCTGTGGCTGTAGAGCGGTCAGCGCCTCAATGTGTCGATCTAGGGGTAGCAGACGATTTCCTCGGCAGTTTCGGTCTGTGCTATGACCACGCCTATGCTGTCGGCCAGCAAATTGGCATGATCCTTGAATCGGCTGTCAACGAGCGTGCCGAGGAATGCGCCAAGGTACTTGATGAGGCTCACGACACGCTGATCGAAGCACAAGCCGAGCGGGCTGCTGCCCGTCTGGACCTGGACACGGCCGAACGCCTGTTCGAGCGGTTTGGATTGGTGGGTGCTGAATGATTGAGGCTGTGTGGTTCGTGGTGCTGTCCTTCGTATCGCTGGCCTCGGTTGTCACCGTAACGGCCCTCCACCTTCGAGAGCAGAGGCGACTCACTAACGCCCTCGTGGCCCGCAACGGGCAGGAGTATGCCATGATAGATCGCAGCAACGGTCAAACGAAGTCAGCGCCACGGTTCCCGAAACGCCGCATTGCCGAAGTTGAGGGCTCATTTGACGATACGGCCCCTCGGCCCTTGGGATTGTGATGAGCCGCTGTGGCTAGGAAGACCGACACTGAGAACCACACCATTCGTGATCTTTACCACAAGGGTCTACGAGCACAAAGGCGCACCAACCGGGACTTCTGGTTGAATAGTGCCTTTCTGCGTGGTGACCAGTGGGTCTACTTCAACCCGTCAACCCGCCGTCTCGACCAGGTGCCAGTCGATCAGGACCGGGTGCGAGTGACCATCAACCGGTTGTGGGGCGGCAGCCGAACCGTCATCTCGAAACTAACTCAACGGCCACTTGTGTTTGAGGTGGTTCCGAACAGTGCTGATGACATCGCCATCGAAGGGTCGAAGGTCGGTGACGCCATTCTCCATGCGGTCAAGACCGAGCACCGGTGGGAGTCGATCAGAGAATCAGTGGCGTGGTCAACATGGAAAGGCGGAGTCGCCGCTGTCTGTGTCGATTGGGATGCCACCAAAGGCAAACCAACTGCCTTGGCTGATGACGGTCGCAAACTCCCTAGCGGCGACACCCAGGAGACGGCCCTGAGCGTGGCCGAGTTCGTAGTTGAACCAGGTAACCGGGAAGCCCGAGAGGCTAACTGGTGGATCAAGGCCCAAACGTTCACACCGGAAGCCGTCAAAGCCCAATGGGGCTTAGAGGAACTACCCCCGGCCGACGCCACCGCCGGGCTATCGTCGTTGGAGAAGGCACTGGCATCAGCGCAGCACCTCGGGCTGAGTGGTCCCAACGAGAGTGTGGCTGATGTTCCTCTCACACTTGTGCTCACTTACTACGAGCGCCCAAACCCTTCTCGTCCAGATGGACGGGTCGAGGTTATTGTCAATAACAAGACTGTTTGGGGGCCTAAGAAGTGGCCTTTCCCGTTCGTGGATCACCTCAACCTAGCGACCACCCGAGAAACAGTGGTTGAGAATACCTGGCTTGGCGAGACGATCGTGTCGGCTGCACGCCCCGTACAGGTTGCTTACAACATGGCGTGGTCGGACCTGCTAGAGCACGCCGATATCGCCGGGAACGCTCGCCTGCTCACCCCTCAATCGGCCCTAGAGTTGACCGAGCAGTATTCAGACATTCCCGGCGAGGTGGCTGTGTATATGGACGGGGGGGATCGGCCAAGTTGGTTGTCGCCTCCCCAACTACCGAACTGGTTGCTGCAAATGCCGGGCGAGCTTTCGGCCCAAATAGACGATATGCTGGGTGTGCATGATGTTAGCCGAGGCCAAGCCCCCGCCAACATCGAGTCCGGGTACGGGCTGGCCGTGCTGGCTGAACAAGACGCCACCCCAATCGGCAAAATGTCGTCCGACAACGCCCAAATGTGGAGCGAGGTCGGGTCGATGGTTCTCAAGCTGTACGAAGCCAACGTGAAGGAAACCCGCACCGCTGTTACCTCCAGGCCCGGCGAGCCGCCTGAAACTACATCCTGGACGGGGGCCACTCTCGCCGGTCAGACGACGGCCGTTGTTCCAATCGAATTAGTGGCTCCCCGCAGCCGGGCCGCCCAAGCCAAGCTCGCCGAGACACTGTTGCAGATGGGCATGATTTCCACTCTGGAGGAGATGACTCGGGTGGCTGAGTTGCCGGGTGAGCGCCAACTCATCGCAGCCGTGCGGCCAGATATTGACCGTGCTCGCCGTGAGAACTCGGCGATGGCACAGGGTAAGGTGATGATCCCTGAGAACTTCGATAACCATTCCGAACACATTGCTGAGCATAACAATTTCCGTAAGTCGGCTCGATACGAGACGATGACATCGAAGCTCAAGGACTTGTACGCTGCACATATCCAAGCACACGAGACTCTTGCCGCTGAGGAAGCCGCTCAGCAACAGCTTAGGGCTCAGGCTGGTGGCCCCGCCCTGGCTTCTGTGCCTCATGGTAATGGGTCCGAACAAGTGCCAGTAGACCCCAACCTAGACCTTGGGATTGATAACGCTGCGCCAGCCGTTGACCAGCAAACGGTTCTTGATGAACTAAGCGGAGATGTTGGCGGGGCTATTGATTTCGCTGGCTCACAAGCATCGGCCGAAGGTGCCGCTATCACCCAGCAAGAACTATCAAGAGACGAGCTTCTCGCCTTGATGGATGCCGCCAGTTCAGGCGGATAATCACCCCAACCATTAGACCCAGGAGGTCATAATGTCAAATAGCCAGCCAGACCCCGCAGTGACTGAAACCCCACCACCCGATCCGCCAGCAGGCTCTCCCGCCACTGTCGAGACGCCTGAACCGCCCGCCGCACCGGGAGCGGCCGAAGCCGAGGAAACCTTCCCTCGTGACTACGTGGAGAAGCTGCGGGAGGAGAACGCCTCGTGGCGCACCAAGCTCCGCACCTATGAGGACGCCTTCGAGGGCTATGCAGACCCCGAGCGGGAGCGGTATCTTGAACTGGCTCGCAAGATCGCCGACCCCGACCAGCAACTCACCGCCGCTGAGGAGTTCGAGGCCATTGCCCACCGGATCAAGGAGGCTCGCTCCGACTCCACAGCGCCTCCGACCCGCCCATCCGGCGAGGAAGACCCCGATCAGAAGCCCCTAACGGTGGCTCAGTGGAAGAAGATGCAGGCCGAGCAGGATGAGCAGACGCAACTCCAGGCGGCTGTCACCAGCATCGAGCGGGAAGCCACCGAGCTGGGGGTGCCTCCAACCGTCGAGGTAAACGGCGAAGTGAAGGACAACCCCCGCTACGTGCTCCTCCTCCACGCCGCCCAGGCGCCCGAGGTGGCTGGCGACCTCACCAAAGCGGCCGAGGCGCTCAAGTTCTTCGAGCAGGACGTAATCAACCGGCATACGTCAGAAGTGCAGGGGATGTCAGAGAAGTACCCGACTCCGCCAGGACAGGCCCCCGGCGGAGCGCCAGCCGACCAGCAAGGTGGGCCGCCCAAGACGTACAAAGAGGCTCGCAAGGGGGCGATGGCCTTCCTGGCTGCCAAAGCCGGACAGTAACGCCATAACGCCCGACAAGGTAGGTAAGCGGCCCCGTTTCGGCGGGGCCGTTCGCTGTTCACGGACACTTGACCACCGAACGCCTGTTCGAGGGCGTGTGCTATACTAATCTCAGCAAGGGAAAGGGCTGGCCCCCGACTCTCGTTAGTAGCTCGACGCTGCGTTGTTACCAAATCCGTCACTTCCAAGTCCTGAAAGGACACAACTGAAATGGCTCTTGACAAAGCCGCTGCGTCGGGTGTGCTGAAGGAGTTCTATCTCCCAGTCGTTCGAGAGCAGCTTGTAAACCGCAACGAATACCTCGCACAGATCGAGACGAGTTCTGACAACATCAACTCGTCCGGCGAGGAAGTCGTTCTCTCTCTGCACATCACTCGCAACCCCGGCATTGGCTCTCGAAAAGACCTTGAGGACCTGCCTGCCGCCGGTAACCAGGGCCACACCAAGGAGCGTGTGGGGGTCAAGCACCACTACGGCCAACTCCAGGTGTCAGGTCCGGTTATCCGGGCTATGAAGCCTGAGCAGGGCTCCTGGCTCACTGCTCTGGAGTCTGAGCAGAAGGGCGTAGTCAACGACCTCAAGAGGGACCATGAGCGTCAGCTTCTTGGCACCTCAGACGGTGTGATTGCCGCCTGTGACACTACGACTTCTTCGACCACAATCGAAACCGTAGCCACCACCACCCAAATCAGGCAGTTCGCTATCGGTGATGTCATTGACATCGGCACCGTGGCTAGCCCTACGGGTGTTGTTCAGGGTGCAGTTGTCTCAGCGATTGATCGTGTCAACAAGACCATCGAGATTGACTCGTCTGTCTCGACCGCCACGACTGACCGTATCTTCCGGTCGGGCAACGGCGGCAGCGGCTCAGACCAGCGAGAAGTCACCGGGGTCCAGACCATCGTGTCTGACACCGGCACGCTGTTCAACGTTGACCCCACCGACGTTCCCGAGTGGGCGGCGCAGAAGGTCGATGCCAGCACGTCAGCCATCTCTGAGGCGCTGATCGAGGAGTTGATCGACGAGATCGACATTCACAGCCCGGTCGGTGTGCAGGACCAAATCTACGGGTTCACCGACCACCGGCAGGCCCGAGTCCTAGGTGGCCTGCTCAAGCAGGACCGCCGGTACGTCAGCACTATGGAGTTCAAGGGCGGGTTCAAGGGCCTGGAAGTCTCCACAGCCAGCGGTACCGTAGGTCTTTCCACCCTGCGGGACTCTCCGGTCCAGAAGCTCTACATGGTCAACACGGACCACATGGTCCTGAACCAGCAAAGCGACTGGGAGTTCATGGAGGAGGACGGCAACGTTCTCAGCCGAATCGTCACCGGCAACGGTAAGGACGGCTACGGGGCCGTTCTGTTCAAGTACGATGAGCAGACCACCGACGTTCGTGGAGCCCACGGTTTCATTGACGACCTCGCCGCCTGAACCATTCAAGGCGCACAAGGTGGGGGCCAACCAGATCGGGGGGACTGGTTGGCCCCTTCCCCATCTCCTCACTGAAAGCTGAAAGGACACCCCTCCATGACTGGAATGCTGATCCCGACAAGGCTGCCTGGTGGGTCGCAGGCTTGGCTCGATACCGAGACGAGAGACTTTGTGGGTCGGCTCACCGCCTTCGATCCGCAACTCGCACTAGTCAAGAATCCGAATGGGTCGTGGGAGATTTGGCGGGTGCCACTCAATGGTCCCGAGAAGCCGGTCATGCGATCCCGACCCGGTGTGAAACTTGACGCCGCACAGGTCATCGCCCAACTCCAGAAGGGCGATAGCCACAGCCGGGCGCACGTCGATCCGGTGGAGGCCGCCATCAAGCACAACGACAAGATCATGCGGCAACGGGACCAGGAAGCAGCCGAGGCCCAACTAGAGGCATACGACAAGATGCTTTCCAAGGCGTGGAGAGGTCCAGTGCCCTCCAACGTGGAGGACATTAGCATCTGATGGGCACCAAGACCCTAATCGAGTTCCGCAAGGATATGCGAGTGGCGCTCGGCCTGTCCGAAACTGACGCCACCGTGCCGGACGATATTGCTAGCCGCAGCATCAATCAGGCTGCCCGCCAGATTGCTACGGTGCGGGACTGGCCGTGGCTCTATAACGAAGGCACCGACTCCACCGTGGTAGATCAGGAGTGGATTGCGGAGCCGACTGACGCCACCCGCATCCTGTTCGTACAAGTTGAGGAACTGGACTTGAAGCCGACTTCGCCTCGTGATCTGCGGCGATTCAGAGACGAAACAGGGTGGCCGACAGGCTACTTCGTGGACGCCACCCAGGGCCGCATCGTGGTGGCCCCAGTGCCGGACACGGTGCGAGACGTGTTGATTGGCTACTTTGTTGGCGAGACAGAAGCCTCCGCTGACGCTGACACGTTCCTGCTGCCCGACACTTACGCTGATTGGCTCGTGTACGAATCCGCCGCCCGGACAGCTATTCGCACCAACAACACGGCCCGGCTCAGCGAGATTCGGGAGGAAGCAACCCGGTGGCGGGTTGACGTGATTGACAACGTTCGCAAGGCAGGGGCTCCCGCTCAGATCAGGCGCACCCGAGCGTCTCACTGGCAAGACATTTACTGATGCCTTCCGAAACGTTCAACGACTTCTCGGGCGGCTGGTCGGGTACCTTGGACTTGGCGAAGGTACCGAGGAACATGTGGGATGGTCGTAATGTGATCATCTACCGGGATGGTTCAATCGGTCCTAGACCGGGGCTCAAGGCTTGGGATATTGGCCGTACGATTAGTGACAAGGTTTGGGGGGTGGTATTTACAGGTTCAGGGTCTGCGTTCGCTCAGATGATTTTCTATATTGATGGGAACACTGTTTATGGGACACATGAAAACCAAGACGGAGTAGATGAAGGTTCGTTCGGTACACTTTCCGATACCCCAACCTTCAGGATAAACATGGTGTCCCCCATAGATAATGTAATGCTTATACCTGATACAAACCAAGCAGGGCCTAACGATTTCTATTTCCAAAAGGGCGAAGCGAACATTGTCAATATGAACCAGGATGGTGGCCCCGCAGCAACGATCTATGGGGTACGAGTAATTCGGGGGCAAATAAGTACGGCTGCTGAGGCCCGAATATTCTATTCTGATCCCGCCGACGAGACATCTTGGCCGGCACTGAACTTTATAGAATTGCCAGCCCTTCTCACCATAGTTGCATTTATGGCGCCGGTAAAGAACGGCTTGATCTTGGTTACTACTAATAATCAATGGTTTCTGCTGACAGGCGTTCCTGGTGTGAACGACGTGTTGCGTAAACTTCCAGTTCCGAGAGGTAGAATGGGGTCGCCACTGTTTTCCTATATACAAGATAATGATGATACTATATTCTATTTATCATCAGACAGCAATAGTGTAGCATCATTCGATGGGTCTGTTCACCGGGCTTTCTCCTATTTGACTATGACCCCCGAGGACCCCCAACAGTTCTACCATCTTGATGTTGATTTTCCAGACACGATAGTTACATCAGTCAATGGGGCAGAGCATAGTCCAGGGTTCATTATCGCTAATGGGCCGCTTCTTGGCGGCTTTGTAAATAGGCTTCTACTACGGCATAACGGAGCCTGGGCGCTCCATGACTTTGATAAGACCCTAACTGAGATGTGGTCTTACAATTACCAAGGACGGCTATTCGGATTTGCCTTGGATGAGTCTGATAATGACGACCCTGTTTGTTTAGATTTCAACCTCAACCGTCCCGCCTTCACCAGTGACACCCACGCCCAGCCCGGCGACTTGACCACCACCCCCCTAGAGGCGGAGTTCACACTCCCCGAAACATGGTCACCCGATTCGGACTTCCTGCGAGTGAACGAAGTGGTGCTAGAAGTCAAGAAGTTTGACACCGGCGCTCCCGTCGATAACCGGGTACAAGTCACCGTCGAGTCACTGGCCCGAGGACTCAACGATTCAGTAGCTGACGGCACACAAACTAAGACGTGGACCGAAGCAGGCTCCAGCGGAGCAGACGACTTCATCGGCACGCCTGACCGGATTCGGTTCACCTTTGGTGAGCAAGGCGCTGGCGGCGGCTACCGAGTGAGGGTGCATGGTTTGCGGGGCGTTGCCGTCCGCTCAATCACCGTGAACAGCAAACCTGAACAGGGAAACCAGCGGGTTTACTGATGGCACACTCACTCGGCTTTGAGTACGCTAGTCGCTGGCCGGAATTGGCGTCGCTCGGGTTGGAGATTCCCTTTGAGTTGGTGGCTTTGCTGGAGGAGCGTGACCGCCAACTTGAAGATTATCTAAGTAACCGTCCTCGTGCTCGTGTCCACGATGCTTCTCCTAAGAGTCTCAACAACAGCGTGTTTACAGCACTAACCTTTGATTCGGAACGTTACGATGTCGGTAAATGCCATGATACTGTCATCAACAACGGGCGACTGACAGCACCCATAAATGGGTTATACACAATCGGTGGAGCCGTCCGTTTCGAGTCGAACACTACTGGATTCCGTGTCGTTCGTCTACGAGTCAATAATGCGATAACCATTATCCGACAGGTCACCGGAGCCATAAATGGGACACTGACTATGAGTGTTGTCACAGACTATGAGTTACTCGCTGGTGATTTCGTGGTGCTTGAAGTGTTCCAGAACTCAGGTGGTAACTTGGATTCTGAAGTCTCAGCCCGACAAGCCCCTGAGTTCTGGATGAGATGGAATAGCGAGATTAGTGTGGGAGCCTGAACGGCATGGTAGACTAGTAACGATGGCTATAGCATTTGACCCAACGATGGCTGCCTTTCTCCGCACAATGGGTGTGGAGGAACAGAACATACTCGCCCAAGCCAGGCAACAGTCCGACATCGCTCGTCGAGCCTTCACTCGCCAGATTCCGGCCTTCAACGAGCGAGCCCGCTCAGCTGTCCAAGGGGTGCGAGACGAAGCCGAAACCCGAGGCGTGTTCTCATCCGGGGCCACCGCCCGCAACAGTGCCATCGCTCGGGCCAACGTTCTCCGAGAGCAGCAGGAAGCCCTCGCTCAATCGCAGGACACCTCCACCATGTTCACTCTCGATGCCGCCCGCCAACTCGCTGAACTGCGGCGACGCCAAGCCGAGGCAACGCTAGACACCGGAACCCGCAACGCCCTCCTTAGCGCCCAATCCACGTTCGGAGGCTGACCCAACATGGCTGATGCATTCGCTGGCGCTGAACGCCAAATAGACCAGCAGCGGCAAGCAGCCCTCAACGCTCTTGCCCAGTTTGGGCGGGGCGGTCTGGAGCAGGCAGCCGCCACCCAGCGCCTAAGTCAGCAAGCGGCGTCCCGCTCACAACAGGGCGTGGCTAGCGACGTTGCTGACTTCGGGATCGGAGGGGCTGGTGCTGCGGAACTGGCGGCCTTCTCAGCCCCGTCCGAGGCAGCGTTCTCCCGAGACGCCGCCGGTAACGCCTTCCTCCTGAAAGGTGAGAACCGAGCGGCCCGAGCAGTAAACGCCAACTTCTTCGGGCAGGCCCGACAAGGCGTGTCCGCTTTGCGGAGCAACGCCCAAGCCATCCAAGAGCAGTTCCGGGCGGCCGCCGAGGAACGGCGCAGGCAGCAAGAGGCACAGCTAGCCCTGTTCCAAGAGCAGCGGCAGCGGGCGCTCGCCCAAATGCAAGCCGAGAGGGAGCAAGCCGCCCTTCAATCACAGGCCCAGCAGCAAGAGATGGCTCAGGCACAGAGTCTCGCATCCCTCCAGCAGCAGGCTCTCCAGGCCGAACTGGAGCGGCGAGGACTCCTCTCTACGCCTGCCCCGGCCCCGTCCTTCACGGAAACCAGCCTGCTCAACACCCCTACACCCGCTCCTACACCGACCCGCACCCTCGCTAGTCCGATTAGGTTCTTCTGATGGCGGGGCCTCCTGCACCTCTGGCAGCAGTTCAGGCAGCCGTACTCAAGCAGGCCGCTGGCAGCCAAGCACAACAGCCCGCCGAGGGTACAGTGGCACCTCAAGGCGCTATTGCTCGTGACCTCTCCATCATGGCTGACCAAGCGAAGGTGTTCACCGAAGGTGTCGAAAGCGGCAACGTTCTAGCCGAGGCTAACAGGGGCAGCCAGGCCCAACGCCTAGCAGCCGAGCGCCGAGCGGCCGACGCCGAGCGCCGTGCCCGCCAAGAGGCCGAAGAACTGAACACGCAATCGGCGCTCCAGTCCGAGAAGCTTAGGACTGAATCAATCAAGCAATCAATCCAACTGGCTCGCCAGAAGGCGGGCATCCGCCAAGCCCGAGCACAGGCCGATGCCCGATCCGCCCAGTTGGAAAGCGAGCGGGAACTAGCCCTAGAAAGCCGGTTCAACGCTGGACGAGAGGTGCAGAAGCACGCCCAAACGCACTACGGAGACAACTTCAGCACGCTCCTGAGTAAGCTGTTGACTAGTTCACAAAGCACGAAGGAAGCGATGAAAACCTACGACAGCATACGCTTCTTCAACCCCACCGCCGACCTGCCTCCTAGGGATATCACACGCCTCTATGTCGTAGATAACTTCCGGGCTCTGAACGGGCAGCGCCCCACGCATCTCAAGAACCTCGCTGGCCGAGCGGAATCGACAACCCCTTCAAGTCGCTCCATCATTGAGTCCCTTCTGCCGTTTGGGCGGTGAGTCGTGGCTACCGACTTCAAGCTCACACCTGACGAGATTCTTGGGCTGAACAAACAGATTTCTTCGTCTATTGGCAACCCCTTTGATTTGCCTTTCCTCCACCAATCGCAGCGTGGGCAGGCCGCTCTCGATAAAGCCCTAGAGCCCGAGGAGCCCGAGGAGGAGGGGGGTGGCGGGTTCTTGGACGCCTTCTTAGGTGGGCCAGGGGGGGCAGTCATAAAGGCGGCTGGCAAGGCGGCTGGCGCTGTCGGCTCAGCACTCGATATGGCACGAGCAGGCACCGTAGCGGCCGGAGTGGAACTAGGTGACCTGATTGGCGGTGTGGTCGGAGTGGAGACAGCTGGCGGCGACGCCAGCCTTAGAGACTTGCGAGAAAACTTCAACCGCCGGATTGGTGTTGGCGATGTGCTGGAAGAAAACACACTCACCACTGGTCTTCCACTCAACGTCAAACGGGGAGTAGGTCTGGCTGGTGACATCGCTGTTGACCCACTCAACGCTGTCTTGCTTGGCCCAGGCACCGCTGCCAAAGGCGCTCTCAAGACGGTAGCTCGGGCCGAAGGCGACGACATCGCCCGCATTGCTGCCACAAAAGGGGTTCCGGCCGCTGATCGAGAGTTGGTGAAGAAGGCCCTAGCCGAAGCTGAACCCGCCGCACGACGGCAAATCTTCGCTACAGGCCCCAACGCAGGGCGTAGGGCTCCGGTCGTCGCCGCTGCCAACCGCCCCTCCACGATCGAAAGCATTCTGGCTCAGGAAGGCTTCGATGAACGGGCGGCTAGTCGGGCGATTAGAGCTATCGAAACCCGAGGCGCTGGGGGTATCCAGTTCGCCGGACGCACCCTTGTTGAAGGCGAAACCCTACGGCCGTTGACCAAGCCTTTGAGCGCTCTAGGCCGAGGGTTCAAGCAATCTGGAACCGGGAAATCCCTCCGTAAAGGGTTGGTACCCTTCACTGAGTCCCGAGACAAGTTCGGCGAGGGTGTGGCCGAGTTTCTGCCTCGTATTGCCCATCGTCAAGTGTCGTCGGTAGGTAGAGCGACCGCCGAACTAAATCGGCGCATTGTGCCGCTCGCTAAGAAGGTG